GCTTCATAAACCTCCCTAGAGCAGTTCGCAAGTATATCCCCAAAGAACCTATCCACTAGCCCAATAGTCTTATGTAGTCGGCTGTTCTCAGTTAAGAGTAGTTCGATGTAGGCCCAAGCCAAGTCAGTCTTTAGAGGCTTCAAACCCACCCTTCTTAGCCTTCATAAGCTTCCAAATCCTAGGCTTAATAGTAGATTCGCTCTTCGGCCTGCTAATCCCAAGTTTCTTCCGGCGGTTGATGTTGGCGTAGAGTCCTTGTTTCATTGGCGTAGTATAGCATGACCAAAAATACCACCAAACCTACCCCAACCCCACGTTTTCATTTTTGAAAACACTTACGCAAGATTTGCCTTGTCGCTTTCAACCCCACTACCGCAGAAAAGATTTTGAACTGCCGCAGCAATACCGCAGAAATACCCCTATAAGGGGTATTTCTTGCGGTACTTGCGGTAGCTGGCAAATATCGAATTGTTGCGGTACCGCAGAAATAATTGTTGCGGTATGTCCATTTCTTGCGTAAGTCGCATTTCTGCAAAAACCATTATCAACGACTTACGAAAGATTTGTGATCTCCCAACCTTCGCCAGACTTGCTGATTGTACCATCCTGTTTTGCGGCTGCGAATAGCTCCTGTGCCTTGCGTTTTGAGCAAGCAACCGAAGCCACAATATGCTCAATGCAGTCGTTATAGCCATGTCCCTTTGGCCAGTCTGGGATAGCCTGTTCTATGGTCAGTTCTGGCCTTCCCCTTCCCTTGTTCTCAGGTCCATCAGACTCCTCCCACGCCATCCACTCCTCTGCGTGCTTGAGCCAGACATGGGTTGCGTATTTGCTGGCATGCAGATCGGTGTCACCCTGCGGCCAAGGAATAGCAGCTCTTCCACCCCTCTTTGGGAAAGACAGCTTAAAATGCCCTTCTTTGACCGCCTGTAGGTACACCACGGCCCTTGCCCAGTTGGTAAGCTCACTTGACCCTATCCCAGCGTAGGCGAGGTCATAAAGCACCTGTGACCCCTGCCCTTCCTTGGGTGGCTTAGGCGTGTGATGCATTACCATCCAAGTCACACCTGTCGCCACACTTATCGGGTTTAGGCAATGCCGAAGGAACATTGTCATGTTTTCTTGGGCAAGCGCATCCCCTCCCATAAAAGATAGGAGTGGGTCTATCCATGAAAGGTCAGGTCTATGGACACCTATAAGGGCAGCAGCCATCTTTGCGAACTCTTGCCCTGTCTTTGTCGAGTCTCTGACAATAATCACATTGGCAAGCATCAATGCGGACTGCTCCTCGGTTAGGGTTAGCTTTGCCTTTAGGTGTCGAAGCACACCTTGAGCCATTTCAGCAACGTCACCCAGATCGTTTTCTGCTTGGATAAGCAGACTACGAAGCGGTTTCTTTGGTGTGATGCCAAGGAACGGCAAACCGATTGCCCAGGTCATCATGGCTTGTAGGCAGAGTGTGGACTTGCCAAGACCGGAGCCGCCGACCCAGACGCAGCTTCCGCCCCTGCACAACCAGCGATTGCCAAGCAAGCAATCACCGTCCTCTTCAGCCTTGAACCCCAAGATGTCCGGCCAAGGCGTTTGCTGTGGCAGATTCATCGCCTCCATGTGCGCCTTCCACTCGCTCCAGCTACTGCGCCCAGTGTTCGTTGCCAGCAACGCTTGGTGGGCATTGGCGAGTTTTCTGGGCGCACCTGGGAGTCGGGATAGCCTGGATGCGTCCTTGTTCTTTGGATCAATGTCGAACTGCGCCATCTTGGAGTACAAGTAGGCGACCCGTTCTTGGTGTTCATTGGAATCCTTGGCATCAACCTTGACCCAAGCATGGACTGACCTTGAGCCGGAATGGATAACCACTGAGCATGGAAGCTCAAGGGCAGTGATGATCGACCATTGCTCCTCCATCGTTCCGCTGTCAAACTCAATTAGGGCATGGCGAAAGCTGGTGATGTCGTCTGCCTTGCGGGATTCTCCGCATGGATTGATGCAGACATAAGCACCAACATAGGAGTCTGGAAGTTCAACACCGGAGTGGAACTGCTTGAGCCATTCCTCGCGGGTCTTGATCGTTCCCTTTCCTGATGGCCTTTCTGAATCGTCCTGATGAACGGCACCGACAATGCACACCCTGTCGCCTTCGTTGAATGCGGTTAACAGGAATCGCCTGACATCATCTGCATGGTGGCTGGGCGTTGGACATGGTATCATCTCGATCTTTACGGGTTGTTGGACCTTGAATGGGTTGACACCTTGAGCTATCGGTTGCCTAGCTGACCGCCTATAAGCTGATCTAATAGCTGATTCTATTTCCCTTTCCTTGAGTCCTGAGGCTAGGGCTGAGTTGAAAAGTTTGTCGGTGGCTGTGGATTCATCCATTCCGGCATCCCTTAACTGCTGGGCGGCCATGAATAGCTCCTCGTTGCGTTGCCCCTCATGTGCTCCGTTTGTGATGAATTGCTGCGTTCTTGCTGGTATTCTCATCTTTCCTTTCCCTGTGGCATTTGAAGCACACAGCAGTTAAATTTTTAAGTTCTGGTGTTCCGCCATCTCGGACGCTGACAATGTGATGGATTTCAAGTTCATCGGTTGAACCGCACAGCGTGCATTTGTCCTTGCACCTTGCAAGCACCTTCTTGCGTACTGCCCACCAGGAATCCATCTGCTCATGCAAATCTTCCATCGTGGTCCCATCATCATCTTTGCGTGTCACCCACCTGCTGACAACATTGTAGGTTTCGGATGATCTGGTGTATCCCTTGCGATACATATTTAGGAACACTTCCGCGCAGTCCATGACTCCGCGCATGTACGCACGCTCCATGTCCTCCTTAATAAATTCCGGGAATTTTATTGATTGAAGCTCCGCAAAACTGTGCGGGCTTGTCGGTGGCTCAACATGTCTAAACCACCGAATGATTTCTTCATCGGTCATTTCACTACCTGCCTTTCTGGTTTTGTTTATACTACCAATTCTGTTGATCGCAAGTCATGCCCCTTTGTTTCAGATGTGGGTAGTGCCGCACAGCCGCAGAATCTCTCTGCGTACCATTCGGGGCATTGGTTCATATTTCAAAACTCAAACCGGCTCTGATTCAAGAGGAGAACACACTAGAGGAAATCCCGATGCAGGATCTCCCTGCATACCACATCGCCGGTTAGTTATTTAGTTTCTTGACTTTTATCCTCCAACTCCAGTGCTTTCATGGATCAAACCTAGATCCACTCTCGGCATTAAATTATTAAGCACATCATTTTTCTCAAGATAGTCAAGCCTATCCTCCTCTTCTTCAGCTGTGTATAAGCATCCAAATTTTGATATTTTACCAATCTGTCTTTTATTGTAATTCTTTTGATAAAGAAATTTTTCAAAATTAGAAATCTTAAAATTTAATTGTTTTTCATTTTCATATACAAACAATGTTGTGCGAACAAACTCTGAATACTTTAGTTGAAGTTTTTGAAGCTTTATTTTTGATTCAAGTCTTCCCTCAAGCCTAATCCCGTCCACCCTTCTTCCGCTTCTGCTCAATAAAAACCATTTGTTATTAAAATCATCATCAATATTGCAGTTTGCCTTCATTTTCCCAGCAATAGAATTTGCCGGTATAATCCAAAATTGATTTAATGGGATAGAAACACATATCAGAAAATCTATTTCCCCTGGATCGTATGGAGACCTGCTTTTATTTGCTTTATTAGTAAGTCTTGTGATATGAAAAATTGCGTTTTTTTCTGAATGTTTTTGAACGGTTGTCTTTATCTGTATTCGGTAAATCTTTCTATGATCCCATGCAATCAAATCGACTCCGCAATCAACATCTGGTTCTGCCACATCGAAACCTCTTGAAAGAAGTTCTGCCTTTACACGCATAACACCAGCAGCACCTATCTTCCTATTGATATTCTTGTCAACTTTTTGCATGACTATTGTCTTCAAGTTCCAGTGCCCTCATAGAAGCCTCAACAATATCCTGTGCCGTGATATGACGCAGCGCGTTACACCACATCTGAGTCTTCGGTGTCTTGTTGCTCGCATCCTTGCACTTCGCCTGCGGTAGACCCGCATGTGGGCGGCACGGCGCGTGTGGGCAGGTGTCTGGCTTGAACACCGACACATTCTTTGGGTAATAGGTCATTCTATCCTTAGGGTCGTAACTCCCCCACAACGACACGCAAGCCGTGTCCAATCCCGCTGCGATGTGGTTGACACTGCTGTCCGGTGCCACCACAAAGTCTGCATTGGCGATCACTGGGAACAGCGAGCGGATAGCCTTGGTCGTGTTGAACAAGTCAATCACCCTTGGATGATCCACCTTGAAGTTGTTGCTGTTATCTAATCCAATAATGACAGCGTGATGGTTTGGGTGAGCCTCAAGCAATGCAAGCACCGCTTCTTGACCCATGGCTGGTGGGTAGGTGCGGGTAGGGCCACTCGATGAGACATGATAGG